GAAATTTCAACCATACTTCAAGGAAATAAACCCGAGTAGTAATACCATCCGCTACTCTTAGAACATGGCGGATATTGCACCCAAACTAATTCATCTAAGCGCTGAGGAACTACTCGCGCTCCATACGAATGTCCATAAATCAGCCTCTCCAACCTCGGCTGAAATAGAGGTTCACCATACCGTTCTTAATGAGATGGCTAGACGCAAGATGGAACGCCCAAAGGATGATTGGGATAAGTACGAGATTCTCATAGATTCAATCGACAATGTAGACCTAACCAGTCTTAGCGGTTTGCCAGCCGAGACCATCCTTGATGTCATAAAAACCACAGGGGATACAACTGCCAACATTAAAACTTTCTTAACGGTTGATGGCTACCAAATGCGGGTAGAGGCTGTTGAGAAAAGAATTGCTCAAGAAGATGGAAAATGGATTGTTTACAACGAGGCGGGAACTAGAAGTTTTGGAAGTTATGATTCTAAGGAAGAGGCTGAAGAACGCTTAAAACAAATTGAATTCTTCAAAGCCGAAGGAGATTACAAACCACCTAAGTCCGTTAGAGAAGCGGCGCAAAGAGCGATTGAATGGATTGAGGCTGGTCTTGCTGGAAATGGTTTTACTTCAGTTGGTAGAACTAGAGCAGGTCAATTAGCCCGTGGTGAAAACATTAGCATCGAAACTTTGAAGAGAATGAAATCATTTTTCTCTCGACACAAAGTTGATGGACAAGCCCTCGGATTTAATCGTGGCGAAAAAGGATTCCCTAGCGCTGGTCGAGTGTCATGGGACGCTTGGGGCGGAGACGCTGGATTCGCTTGGGCAGAATCGATGGTAGATAGATATGAAAATGCAATGGAAAAACACGGAGGACACGAGGACCAAAGTGTCCACGGAAGTTGGGCTACTGGAACTAGCGGTGGAGAAGATAAGGGTTCGACTGGTCGCCCCACTATGGCTCCTGACAAACCCGCATCATCAGAGCGAAGTCCTGAAGCAGTTAAACAAGCCGAAAGAATCAGAAGAGACGCTGAAGCAGTTGAGCCAGTAGTTACATCTTTGATGGAAGGCATTGCTAAAAACATTGATGCTGATTTTGCTGAACTAGAAGGCAAGAGTTCACTTGTACAAAGATTAAAGTCCACAGATTCTCTTGCTCGAAAGATTGACCAAGATGCCGAGAAAGACCACGGCGGTGACAGAGAGAAAGCGGCTAACGCAATTTCTGATGCCGTTCGTTACACACTCAATGTTGATGAAAATAATTACACGGATGGTGTAGAAAAAACAATTAAGGCTGTTGAGGAAACTGGTTGGAAAGTTGATTCAGTTAAAAACTTTTGGCAAGCAGGTGACCCTTATGACGGCACCAATATGAAACTTAGTAAAGACGGAGTAAAGGTTGAACTACAACTACACACACCGTCATCTCATAGAGTTAAAGAAGTAGATTTACATGATTCCTATGAGAAGTACCGTGTATCTAAAGACAACACAGAGCGTAAATCTCTATGGGATGGAATGGTCGATAAGGCTCGAGCAATCCCTAGACCAGCCAATATGGGCAAACTATTGACCCTTGGAACCTTGGTAGTTCAAACTTATGAGACCGCTCAACAGGCTGGATTGACTAAATCAACGGGGGTTGATATTATGTGGAGAATAACGAGAGGAGGTATAGCCGTATGCGGTATTTCGCAAAACTAGGCGCAAACAACGAAGCGATAAACATTTATCGTTTTGAGGTAGGCGAGACGACCATTACTGAGGACAGATGGGATATTCGAAGCAAGTCTTGGGTGGATAACCCTGATGCCGATGTTGTTGGCTATCTGACTCAAGGTGAAGGCGAGTTCCAAGAACTTACCGAGGATGTAGCCCGTCAAATTTTTCCTGATGTATTTACTGAAGAGACTACAAAGTCTCTAGGCAAGTTTGACTTACAAAAAGCCGAAGGTGAAAAGCGTTACACACTTGGAGCAATGTATATCCCTGATATGGAAGATGCTCACGGAGAGTGGACAGATTCAGATGAATTACAAAGAGCAGTTTGGGATTATGTTCGCGGTAATGACCGTCGTATTCGTTTACAACATAACCGAGATGTAGTTGCTGGAGAATGGGTAGAAGTTATGGCTTTCCCATATTCATTAACAGTTCCTATCAAAACACCTGAAGGACAAGATTTAGAACACACATATCCACCTAACACAGTTTTTCTTGGTGTGATTTGGGAGCCTTGGGCATGGAACATGGTTACTGAAGGAAAGATTCGCGGCTATTCAATCGGTGGTAAAGCCGAGCGTTTATTCGTTGATATAGACTTAGAAAAGAACGACCCTACTGTGTCAGATGTTCATGTTGATACAATAATGTCACCGTCAAAGAAAAAACCTAAGAAAGTGGAGACCGTATGAAAAAAGATTCACGGATGTTAGCGGAACTTCGCAAAGGACCTTTGGCTGGTATGGACGAGGACGAGTTCAAAATGATTGAAGAAGATGTAAAAAAGTTTGGTTTCAAAGGACTTAGCGGTTACGCAAAATCAACAGTTCAACGAGCAATACGCCTAATGGGTGGAGAGATTAACAAAGCAATAGAAAGTAAACTATTAGCATTTGAAAAAAATGTTTCAGTCGGAGATACAGTTTCATGGAACGCATCGGGTGGAACAGCAGAAGGTAAAGTTTTAAGAATTGAACGCTCAGGTAAAATCAATGTTCCTGATTCATCATTTGAAATTGAAGGCTCAGAAGATGACCCAGCCGCGTTAATTGTTTTGTATCGTGATGGTAAACCAACTGATACTAAAGTTGGACACAAGGTTTCAACACTAAAAAAAAAGTAGTTCTTGAGAAGCACGGCGACCATGACCAGTCAAGTCATGGCGATTGGCGTAATGCCGATGATTCTGAAGGTGAAGATTCATCAGAACCAAAAAATCCAAAGCAAAAATTTGTTCCTTACAAAGATGACTCTGAGGGTGAGTTTGAAGAATTAGATGCAGATGACCCTAAATGGATGGATACCATGGATTATCCAAGGAAGAAAAAATAATGCCAAGCATCATTGACGATACGATGAACATTCTTAAGTCAATAAATCTTGATGCTCAAAGAGTTTCAACCCCGCCTGGGTATGCAGGAATTCAAGTAAATCTACCTAATGATTCCCAAGCATTTTTTGTATGGACAAAAATTGATGCTACTGACTACCACTTTAGGCTTGCTCGTTTTTGGGCTAACGAAAACCCCTTTTCAATGTGGGTTTCACCTAACTTAATTGAAGCCTTAACTAAAACAAGGGTTCTAGCAAACCAATAAATAGGCTCGAATTACACTTATGGTATTCTTCATCTGTCAAGACCCGAGGTTAGTTTTATTAGCCCTATGCTAAAAAGACTCACCTCTAGTTTGTTAGGAGCATAAATGTCAAAACCCCGTACCCGTAAAATGGTGAATTTAGCCATTGAGGAAACGAGTGGCGTAGACCATCCAGCGCACTTACATGAAGGTTGGCTCGTTATGAAGTCAGCATCCGAATCTGAAGTTCAGAGGGTTCTCGACAAATCGCTGACCAAGGAGGACTCCAACATGGAGGATATGAAAACTACCGAGGCAACTGAAGTTAAGGTTGAAAAAACCGTTGAGGAAGAACTAGCGATGGCGCAAGCCCGTATCGCTGAACTCGAAGCCAAACTCGCCGAAAAGGAACAAAAGCCTGAAATGGAAGTTGAAATGGCGATGAACGAGGACTCAACTAAACCTAAAGAGGAAGAGGACTATATGAAGTCCGCTCCTACATCAGTTGTTAAAATGATTACAGACTTAAAAAAGCAAGCAGAAGAGGCAACCGCTGAACTTCGCAAAGAGCGTGAAGCCCGTGCTGATGCTCAATCAGTAGAAAAAGCAAAAGGTTGGGCTAATCTCAATCTCAATGCTGAAAAAGTTGGACCAGCGCTTCGTCGTTTGTCTGAAACAGATTCAGAACTAGCAAAGAGTGTTGAAGAGATTCTTTCTTCAGTTAATGCTCAGGCTGAATCAGCATCAATTTTTGCAGAAATCGGCAAATCTGCGGACTTCAAATCAGGTAATGCTTATGAGCGTATGACTACGCTTGCTAAGTCTGCCGTTGATGAGGGTGCATCAAAGTCAATGGCTCAAGCCATTTCCGATGTTGCGTTACAAAACCCTGACCTTTACAGCCAATACCTATCCGAGAAGGGTGCTAAATAAACATGGCATACGAAATCTCTAACTACTCGGTAAAGGTCACCCTCGTTGCAGGTGCCGACCTTTCCAGTAAGCAGTACACATTCGTCAAGTTGGATTCATCAGGACAAGCAGTAGCCGCGGCGGCTGCAACTGATATTCCAATCGGCGTACTACAAAATGCTCCAACTTCAGGACAGGAAGCAGAAGTGCTTGTTGTCGGAGGTACAAAGATTGTTGCAGGAGCGGCAATTGCAGAAGGCGCACAAGTTGGTACATCTTCAGCAGGTAAAGCAGTTGCTTTAGTTGCTGGTACAGATACAACCAAGTATGTCGTCGGAACACTAATTACTGAATCTGCGGCAGATGCAAACATCGTTACCGCCGTAATCAACTGTGCGAACCCGCACCGTGCGGCTTAAGGGGGATAACTAAATGCCACAGCCACAAATTAACTCCGTCCATGTGGACGCAATTCTTACAAACATCTCGGTTGCATATTTACAGAACCAAGATAACTTTATCGCTGACAAGGTATTCCCAGTAATCCCTGTCGATAAGAAGAGCGATAAATTCTTTACCTACACCAAGAACGATTGGTTCCGTGACGAGGCTCAACGCCGCGCTGGTGGAACTGAATCTGCTGGTGGAGGTTACGGTCTTTCAACTGATTCTTATAACGCAGATGTATTTGCGTTCCATAAGGATGTAGATGACCAAACTCTTTACAACGCAGATGCACCTCTAAACCCTCTTCGTGAGGCAACAGAGTTTGTAACTCGTCGCTTAATGCTTCGCAAGGAAATTCAATGGAACACAGATTTCTTCGCTGGTTCTATTTGGGGTAACGATTACGACGGTGTTGCAGGAACTCCTTCAACAAACGAAGTAAAGCAATGGTCAGATTACGCCGCTTCAGACCCAATTGATGATATTGAAGATGCGAAAGCAGGAATTCTTTCAACAACTGGTATGGAAGCAAACACTTTGGTATTGGGATACGATGTATTCCGTGCGCTAAAGAACCATCCTGACATCGTAGACCGTATCAAGTACACATCTTCACAGACTGTTACTGCTGATATGTTAGCCGCAATGTTTGATGTTCCACGCGTTATCATTTCAAAGGCTGTTAAGGCTACAAACAACGAAGGTGCAACTGCCGCGTATTCATTTACATCAGGTAAGAAAGCACTTCTTTGCCATGTCGCTCCAACTCCAGGCTTATTGACTCCTTCTGCTGGATACTCTTTCTCATGGACAGGTGTATCAGGCGGTCTTGGAGCAACAGTTGGAACTTCACAGTTCCGTATGGAATCTCTTAAGGCAGACCGAATTGAAGCAGAAATGGCTTTTGATAATAAAGTCATCGCTTCTGACCTTGGTTGGTTTTGGGATTCAATCGTCGCTTAATTAAATTGAGTAGGGAGGGGGACTAAAAACCCTCTCCCTCTCCAAAAAAGGAGAAATATGTTTAATAGAATTACGCGAGGCAACGCAGTTGTTGGTGGACTTACTATAACTGCTAATCTAAAGCAGGTTCAATCAGTAACAAATATCGCTGATGGCGCTTCAATGGTACATACAACAGCAGGTATTCTCGGTGGTATTACTACTGCGACTCTTACAACAGCAAGAACTATTACTACTCCAACCGCCGCCGCTCTGATTGCAGAACTTGGCGCAGTTGTAGGAACAAGTGTTCAGTTCAGTTATATCAATTTAGCCGCTTATGTTGCTACTTTGGCTGGTGGAACTGGTGTAACAATCGTAGGACTTGCAACAACCGCCGCGACTGCTGGAACAGCATCTCGTTGGGAAGTAGTTGTGACCGCTCCAACAACAGTATCAGTTTACCGAATTTCATAATGCAAAAACTTGTTCTCAAGAAGATGATTGCTGACGGAAAGCAACTCAATCACGGAGATATAGTAGATGTATCAGGTTGGAAGTATGTTGATAAGTTGGTAGAACAGCGTTATTTAACTGACGCCCCTGAAGTCAAAATTAAAGAAAAAGCCACCAAATAATTATGGGGGTGGCAATTCAGAAATGAGTTGCCACCCTTTTTTAATAAGGAGTTCAAATGGCAATATCACATGGCATTGTTAGTGTTACAACAGCCGCAACTCTACTGTCCACCGCCAACGCAGGGCGTGACGGACAAACAGTTCTAGTTCAAAATCCTGCTGGTGGTGCCGATGTTAAACTTGGAGGAGAAGGTGTTACAACCAACTCTTACGGATATATTGTTGTAGGCGGAAGCGCTTTTGCTATTGATTTACAGGCTGGAGAAGCCTTGTACGGCATAGTAGCCTCTAGCACACAATCTGTTAGCGTCATTCGTCAAGGAGTTTAATTATGGGTATTTCGATAATTCAAAATCCAGTACCCGTTGCACTCGTTGATGCAAAGGGCGATATTTTTGTAGCGACTGCTGATAACACAGTAGGTCGCCTTGCAATTGGAGCAAATAACACGCTCTTGACCGCTGACTCTGCTCAAGCAGGGGGAGTCAAATGGCAAGCGATTGATACCTCGTCACAAGAAATAGCCTCATTATTTTTATTTAGTTAGGAGTTGAGATGGCGTTACCAGTATCTCTTTCTACCTGCACAGTTGAAGCCACTTATGTAGATTTAATTGGCAATCCTGTAAGCGGGTCAGTTACTTTTACTCCGCAAACTATTCTCAAAGAAACAACTTTGAATGTAATTTTAATGCCCACAGCAATTGTAAAAACTCTTGACGCCTCGGGTTCTCTGAGTTTAACTTTGCCTTGCACAAGTGATACAGATGTAACACCTCAGCCTTTTATTTACACCGTGGTTGAAAACTTTACTGGTGGTAGAACTACTCAGATTGCCTTGCCTCTATCGGTTGCAAACACCACTCAAAACCTTGCTGACTTGCTCCCCGCCGTTACAACAGCAGAATCCTTATCTTATGTCACCCTCGACCAATATCAAGCGCTTCTAGCGCGATATACGGCAGATGAGTTGGTGCGTCTAATTGTTGTCAATGGCGAAGATTATGTTGAAAACTCAGCCACCTATGCAACCGCAACAGCAACAGCCGCAACTGAACTTGTAAATTTCACCGCTAAACAAATGATGTTGATGGGGGTGTGAGATGGCAGAACCGTATGTACCAATTGCCGACCATACAACTTATGCCGCTCTAGCGACCAGTATTGAAATAACAACTAACGCCGCAAGTTCAAATGCTACGGCTTTAGCCGCGGCGGAGACTTCTGCCTTAGCCTCACAAACTACGGCTCAGAATCTTGTAGCCCAAAAGTTTGATTTATTCTTTTTAGTTGGTGGCTAATGGCTTTGCCAACAAATTTAAGCACAATAACAATAACTGGCGCTTATGTTGATTATTCGGGAACGGCTATATCAGGTCAGATTGTTTTTACTCTTGGTGATGTTTTGCGCTCGCCACTTGACAATGTAATGGTTGCTCCGTCTACTGTTGTAGTTCCCTTGGTTGCGGGTGCTTTCTCAGTTACTCTCCCAGCCACTAACGACCCCGATATAATTCCAAACCCCTATACATATACTGTTGTTGAATCATTTACTGGTGGGCGAACTTACACAATCAGTATCCCCTATAACACCGTAGGCTCTTTAGATTTGGCAGATATAAGCCCTTTGCCAACGATTGCCACTACTTATGTTCAGTTAATTGATGATACAACTTGGACAACGCTAGAAGTTCTCATTGATGCCCTTGATGTAAAAATTGACCAGCCAACTGCCTCAATAATTGCATCAGGTAAGTATTGGTATATCCCATCTACTTACGCTACTTACACAGCGTTAGACACCGCTTTTGCTACCTATACAGCACTAACGGCTTCAAATTACTACCTACAAGGAGCAGATATTTCCGCCTTTGTTTCAACGGCGCAAGCATCGGCAAGCGCCGCAACCGCGAGTGCTTCCACAGCCACAACAAACGCATCCGCTACAATAAACCCATTGCTTTTAATAGGAGGATAATCCATGGCAACAACTTATTCAACGCTGGGGCAATCAAACCCCGCCGCTACTACACAAACAACTCTTTATACTTGCCCCGCCTCAACACAGACGGTGGTATCAAGCCTAGTCGTTTGCAACCAAGGTGCTACAAGTGCCACCTACCGATTGGCAATTCGCAAGAACGCCGCAACACTAGACGCCTCTATGTATATTGTTTATGACGCTACCATTGCGGCTAATTCAACAGTTGCATACACCCTTGGAATGACAGTTGATGCTTCTGACCTTATTACGGTTTATGCCTCAAGTGCAACAATGTCATTTACAGCCTTCGGGAGCGAGATAGCATAATATGGCAATAACAACCAATGGCGCCGCTGGTGCGGGAACAATCACTCAACTCCCTGTTGGTTCTTCAGCCGACTTTGCAAGCATTGTCAGCGATGAATCAGGCACAGGCGTTATGGTATTTAACACCTTGCCTACCTTTGGAACTACTGGTGTAAAACTCTCGGGTTCAACTTCAGGAACAACCACAATTGTTTCAGGTGCAACCGCAGGTGCTTCTGTACTAACCCTTCCAGTTGCAACAGATACTCTTGTAGGTAAAACGACTACCGATACTCTCACTAATAAGACTTTAACATCACCAATAATTTCTAGTATTAGCAATACTGGAACTTTAACTTTGCCAACCTCTACCGATACTCTTGTTGGTAGAGCCACCACAGATACATTAACGAATAAAACTTTAACATCTCCAGTCATTGCTACCATCGTCAATTCAGGAACCTTGACCCTTCCAACAAGCACGGGTACGGTTGCTTTGACTAGCGATATTACAGTTACCGCTTCAAGCACAACTACTTTCACTAATAAGACCGTAAGCCTTACTAGCAATACAGTCTCAGGGACTCTTGCTGAATTTAACTCTGCGCTATCAGGAGATGACTTTGTATCTCGTACTGGTTCAGAAACCCTTACTAATAAGACTTTGACCTCCCCAGTTATTTCAACTATCACAAACGGCGCCGCAACATTGACCTTGCCTACATCAACAGGAACCCTTGCTCTTTCAAGTTCTGTGGACGCGACAATATCAACCGTGGGTGGTCTTGAAATTGCCGTAATTATGGGAGCGTTCTAAAAGATTTACCTCAAAGCCCCTATGCTAGAATTACCTTACGAGAAAAGTTGAAGGAGAAGTAAATGGCAAACACAGCCAAAAAGTTATTTAGAGGTGCGGCAACAACAAGCGTCGGCACAAATCTTTATACAGTCCCAGCGGCAACAACTACGGTAATTACAAGTATTGTTGTAACTAATACAGCCGCTACTGCTGGCACCTTTACTATTGCTATTGGAACCGCGGGTTCCGAGACCCTCCTTTTTGATGCTGTGGCTATTGCCGCAGATACAACAACTGTTATTGACCTCAAGCAAGTTTTAGTTGCTACTGAACAAATTGATGGCGGAGCATCTGCCGCAACAATCAATTTCCACATTTCAGGAATGGAGATTGCATAATGGCTATTCAAACAATCCCCGCCGCTTCTGCTGGTGGCGCTAACTTAGAACCTTATTATCAAAAATTTACTACATCAGGCACATTTACTCTCCCAACAGGATATGGTGTTTCAAAGCCTCTTCTTGTGAACATTCAAGTAATCGGTGGTGGTGGTGGTGGTAGTAGCAATGCTATTGCTGCTTACAATGTTGATTATACTAATTATTTTGGAACTGGAAGTTTCAATATAGCCGCTCGAAACGATGCTGGTAGAGCAGGTGGTTCAGGTGGAATCGCGGCAACTCAAATGTATTTGACAAGTAATCTAACGATTACAATTGGTGCGGCGGGAACCCGTGCAACAGCCCAAGTTGGTGCTGGTGCTTCTCAAACTGGTAATCAAGGTAGTAATTACAATTTCAGCGGTTCCGTAACTGCTGGTAGTGGTGGAACAACAACCGCTGGGTCTGTGCAATCAACTGGCGGGGTTGGCGCAAACAGCGCTTTTAATTATGCAATCGGACAAAATGGTGCTAATAGCACCGCAGTAAACTCTTCCGTCGGTACTGGTGGGACTCCCGCTGGAACCGCAGGTGCGGCAACTCCTTTACTGGGAACTATTGCAGGTGGGTCAAACGATACAACTCCAGTTCGAGGCTCGTTTGGAATCGGTGGTATTTCCACAGACACCACAACTTCCACAGGTGTTGAAGGCACGGGTGGCGGAAATGCAAGCGTAGGCGCAAGTGGCGCAGTTGTTCTGACATGGTGGCAGTAAAATATGACTATTAAAAATGTTGCGCTAATAAACGCTAATGACCAAGTTATTAACATCGTAGTTGTTGATGTTGAAGATGAAGTAACTATTGCTGGACTCCATGAAGTATGGGGAACTGTTCGGTGGGAAGAGTTTGACTATGAGGCAGATAACATTGTTATTGACCCTGACCCTGAGATTTGGACAACACATACAGAAGTAGATGGCTTTGTTCCTCCCGAAATGCCAGCCGTGCTGGTTGAAGAAACTCCTTCTACGCCTATTGAAGAAGTTACTATAAACGGCAAAGTTTATCCAAAAGACTCACTTCTAATTGTAGAAAATACTGCTACTCGTCCTGCTGGATGGGTGTTACCTAACGGAGCAGTTGAGGTATCACTCAGCGACGCTGAATAAATATCTTTGACTTTGACGAGAAACCTCATAGTATTGCGCTATGAGGTTTTTTCGTTCTAGGGTAGTCGCTTTCCAAGCATTTGATGAATATGTTGAGGCGGCTCAATGCTCGCCCGTTAATGCCTCTGAATGTATCCCTGAATGGTATAAAAAACTCCCAAGATATGTAAATAACTCGGATAAACCAATCAAGGCTTTAGGGCAAAAAGACTTAAAAAGTTGTGTGCCATTTAGAGATGCGATGATAAGCGGATACATGATTTTGCTCCCCGCGGATGTTGAAGTTTGTATTTCGGCAAGTGGTGATGTTGATGTTTTCACAAATCCCATATTAACTTTTGGGGTAGTGGAAAAGCGAGGTCCGCTAAGTCCTCAAAATCAAGGATTTGGTATGCCAAACCCAATAGGTACCGTTCCAATAATGTTTGCTTGGATAGGTATGTGGGGCGTCAAAACAAACAAAAAAGATTCAATTTTAATTACTCATCCTTTCAATAGGTATGACCTGCCTTTTGTGACACCATCAGGAATTGTTGATAGCGGATACTTTGGAGTTGCAGGAAATATCCCATTTTTTATCCAAGAAGGTTTCAAGGGTGTAATCCCCAAAGGAACTCCAATTGCACAGGTTTTTCCCTTTAAGCGAGAATCTTGGGTAAAAAAAATAGTTAAAAGCGACAGAAAAGCATATAGTTATTTTATGACTCTTAGGGATACATACCTTGATGGATTTTATAGTCGCTTTATGCGGCAACCCAAGAGTTACAAATGAAAACAGTTTATTGGTCTCCATTTTTTGCATCAGATGAATACCCTTCAATACAGTTAATGTATGAAGCCCCTGACCCACTTTTAAGTGATTTAACAAATAGGCGTAACAAAGAATCAAGTGGCGACAATTGGTTTCAATGTCACGCCTTTCTTGGAGGAGTAAAAAACACTTTTGTGCTTCGGATTCCATTTGATATTGCTTTTGGTCTCGACAAAGAACTTGGTGTTTTCCCAATAGATAGCGACCTTGAAAATATAAAGTTTGTTGCCATGAAGCAACCCTCGGTAACTGGGGCTTACACCTTTACGGTTCGAGGCAATTGGATATTTTGGTCAGAAGAACCCTTAGTTATGACCTCAAGTCCAGCCTATTATCACAAGCCCGTTGTTGATGGCTATTATGTTGGAGGCTCGATGGATATAGGGCAATGGTTTAGACCGATAGAAGGTGCTACGCAACTCAACCCAAGCGTTAATACTGTTTCAATTAAGCGTAATGACCCAATAGCCTATGTAAAGTTTGAAACGGATGAGCCTGTTCAACTCAAGCGTTTTTATATGACAAAAGAATTAGAAGAATTGTCTTGGGGATGTATAAAATACAAGCGTTATGAACCCAAAAGGGCTTTGCCTTACTTGTATGATAAGTTTAACAAAAGAGGACTTAACAAAATAATCACTAGGGAAATTAAAAAGAATGTGGTGGACTAATGGAAAAAATTGTATTTACTCTTGATTTTGGAGACGAATGGATTCCTAAAGAATACTATCCAGTTCCAGGAGTTAAAGCCGTGCCTAATTGGTATAAAGAGATGAAAACCAGTTTTGCCGAAGCAAAAGCAGATAACAGAAATGTAGCCGAATCTCAAACAATAAAACGGTGTATGCCAGTTCTTGATGCAATAACTACTGGCTATGTTATTAAAACACATACAGATATTTATGTAAAAAATGTAGATGGGGCAATTGCATTTGAATGGGCTAGTGACACAAAAGACACAATTACATTTCACCCTGCTTACCAGTTAATGAATTACAAAAACCTTGATTTGCCTAATGGTGCGCCAAAAATAAGAAACCCGTGGGGCATAAAAACCCCATCAGGTTATTCTTGTTTATTCATAAATCCTTTGCATAGACCTGCTTGCGGTGTAACCATTTTGGAGGGTATCGTTGATACAGATGGCTATACAAATTCGGTGCAATTTCCTTTCATGGTTGATAATGGATTTTTAGGCACAATCCCAGCAGGAACTCCAATTGCTCAGGTAATTCCTTTTAAGAGAACCTCCTTCCGAATGGAAATTGGTGATACAAAAGAAAGAGAAGAAAATAGCGGCGTTGCTAGATTGTTGCGTTCAACTTGGATGAATGGATACAGAAATAGATGGCGAGCGAATAAAGATTACTTATGATTGTTTATTGGTCATCTGATTTAGATTTCTGTAAAAATTGTTTATTTGATTTACAGAGTAAAAGGACTTCAAACTCTAACCCAGCCAATTTTTTATCTTGTCCTGCCGTTCGCTCAAGTTGGCAAAATGTTTGGATGTTTGGAGCGAATAATAATTTAGTTGTTGAATATGACATTGCTTCGGCTAAAGAGTTAAATAGTCGTCCAGTTGAGATAAGCCGAGAACCGCATTTAGAAAGCACAAATATCTTCAATTTACTTAAGGCAAGTTATTTTTTTAGTAAGCAACCTTTAAGAATGAAGATAACTGCTCCTTATTTCCATGATGTTGAATATCAAAAGTATGGGACATTCGTTGGTGGGGTTTTTGATATAGGTAGATGGTATAGACCAATTCAAACAGAAATTATCACTTGGAAAGAATCAGGCATAATTAAATTTAGAGAGGGCGACCCAATGTTCTATGCTGAGTTTTTAACAGAAGAAAAAGTAACTCTTGTTCGGTATCATCACACAGAATTACTGGGGTATTTGTCACAGGCTTTAATTAACTCCCCATTTCAAACGCCTAAAAACTTTCAAGGAAACCTTGATTCAAGGTATGAAGCCTTTGACCGCTCCGACTATCGGGCGGCGATATTAGAAGAAATCCAAGCCAATTTAATTTCCAATGATTCTAATTACTAAGGGAGCAAGTGTGAAATCTCTAAAAAAACTGTTTTGTAAGCACATCGTAAAAGTTGTCTTGTCTTGCCCTTTTACTGGGATGACCTACACGGACTGTTCCGAGTGTGGCAAAAGGCTCAAGGTCGAATAAAGCATCTCTTTGCGTACGGTGTATAATAAACACGACTGCGAACACGGGAGCATAAAATGGCAGGTACAACATCAAAAGGATTTAGATACCCAACGGCAGGTGATAATCCCGCTGTCCACACCGATTTTCTTAATTTAGCAACCGATGTTGATACCCTTTTAGACTCCTATATTTCCACAACAAACCTTGTTAATTTAGTTTTTGAGGGTTCTACTAACGACGCCTTTGAAACTACCCTCACGGTTGTAGACCCAACGGCTGACAGAACAATTACCCTTCCCGATGCAACTGGAACAGTCACCCTGCTTACCGCTACTCAAACCCTTACTAATAAAACTTTAGGTAGCGCTTTAGCCGCTGGAACTAACAAGATTACGGGTCTAGGTGATGCCTCCGAATCAACAGATACCGATGCTGTTAATGTTAAACAAACCTTGAACCTTGCTCGCACTCAGATGCTTTTGCTTGGTGGAATGTAATGACTTTTACCTACTCAAGCGACCCATCTACTTCAACCCGTAACAAGGTTCGGTTTCTTATCAACGATGTTGATTCTGCCGATGCCCTTTTTAATGATGCTGAGTTAGATTATTTAATTGCCGAGTGGGTAGATGTATATGAAACCTGTCGTGCGGCGTGTGAAACTCTTGCCGCTCGTTTTAACCGTTTAGCAGATTCAACCTCAAAGAGTGTGGGCGACATTTCGGTATCTGAGTCGTATTCGGCTAAATCACAACAGTATCAAGACCTTGCCGATAATTTTCTGAAGCGTCGTATGCGTAAAACTCCACCTCGTCCGTTTGCCAACGCTGAGTCTCTCAAATCTACAAATGACAGAATTGTTGATGACTACAATACTGATGCCTATACTGGAATTCACGACAATCCTAACAATGTCTATGACCGCCGTATAGTTGAATAGGGGTAGCCAATGGATGCTATCTACTCAAAAGTAGCGGAGTTCATGACGGACTCTGTTGTTTTTACCGCCAAAACCTCTGTTGATAAATATAACAAACCTACTTTTAGCGGAGACACAACCGTTACTGGTCGCTTAATTAACGAAGTAACAAAATCTAAAGATGTTCAAGGTCAAGAAGTTGTTGATGCTGGAAGATTTATTACTAACGGTCCTGCCACATCAATCACGGTGGGTCATAAAATGGTCGTCGGGGCGGACACTTTTACAATAAATGCAATAGACAACATCTCAGACGAAAACGGAGCGCATCACACCGTCATCAGATTTGGGCGTTAGTCATGGCAAAGGCGTCTTTCAAACTCGACTTATTCGGCGATAAAGAGTTAGTCAATGCTCTGAAGGCTGGTAAAGAAGATACCCCTCAAGCAATAGCCCAAGCAATTTATGAAGAAGCCAATGTTATTTTTGCTAAGTCTCAGGTTCTTGTTCCAGTAGATACTGGAGTTCTTCGTGGCTCAGGCGGGGTCTCCGCTCCACAAATGGGAAACCAAGGTTATTTTGTAGACATTTTCTATGGTGGTCCCGCCGCCTCCTATGCTCTTCTTGTCCATGAGATTATTGGCAACTATCACAATCCTCCAACACAGGCTAAATACCTTGAGCAACCTGTCATGGAAGCGATGTCCACTATCCAGCAAAACATAAAGGGTAGAATTATCGACATCATACAGAAAGGGCATAGAACCTAATGGCAACTATTCTCGAATCAGTAGGTGACTACTTAGTTACCAATAGCCAAGGAACCCTTGGAACAAGTATCTTTTTAGGAACACTTCCTGAAACACCTGACGCTTGTGTAGCCGTATATGAGAACGCTGGAAGTTCCCCTACATTCACTATGGGTTCAGGTGGAATTCGTATTGATTATCCAATGCTTCAAATTATCTGTCGAGCAGGTCGTGAAGATTATCCAACCGCTAGAGACAAGGCAGAATCTATCCGCGTGTTGCTCGCGTCGGTGCTTGAACAAACCATCTCGGGGGTGCATATTATGAGGATTGAACCGATGGGTTCAGTAAATATGTTAGGAGTAGACCCGAAGTACCGCCCACTAATCTCGGTGAATTTCCGATGCCTAGTGAGAATGTAATCGAGGAGCCAACGGCTCCACAAGAGAGAGTGGTAGACCCGTATGGCAGAAACGCAACAACCGATGAGTTCCAGCGATGCTGGAAATGTGACAGGCTCCTCTTCGAAAGCGCAACGCGCCCGTGGAGTATCCGCTGTCCCCGTTGTAAATCCAAAAATAAATCAGGATGAGTTTTCTTCTGCCCTAGATGATTTAGTTGGGGTTTGGAAAGTACAAGAAGGCTGTTCGGTAGGAAGAATTACAAGAGAACTACCTGAACCCATGCGGACTAAGTTCAAAGAAACACTTCGGAATGAAAAAGTTAATTCTGCTCGCTTAGTAGAAGTCTTAGCAACTTTTGGCATTACGGTAGGCTCTGATGTTATGCGTAGACATCGTAGAAGGCTACTTGGCAAAGATGGGTGTAAGTGTCCG